TACAACATGGACAATCCCTCTTGATTTTGCAAATGAGATTCCAAATAGCACAAGTGGTACTGGAACAATTTACGTTGATACATACGCAGGTAGCACCAAAACAGGTACTCAATCAGCTATATTAACAGCGAGCGTGCCAGGTAGCATGAAACCTACATTTTCTAGTGTTACTTTGACAGATGCTAATGGTGTTGCTAGGGGATTACTGAACGGCAATAACTTTCTTCAAATCGTTTCAGATATCCAGGTAGATTTTAACGGTGCTAGTGGTGTCTATGGTTCAACCATTACAGGTTATAGGGCTGAAATTGTTAATAAGCACCATGTTGTTACAGAAAATGGTGACAGGCTTGGAATGATGAATTTTAATGGATCAGCAATGATTCGAGCTAGTGTGGTTGATAGTCGAGGTAGGCGATCAGATGCTAAAGATATTGCTATCAATGTCATTGAGTATTTTGCTCCCTCTCTCAGCTTCTCAGCTGTTAGAACAAGAGAGTCGCCCAATGTCATTCAAATCATCAGAAATGCCAAAATAGCGCCTCTGATGCTCTTTGGTAAGCAGAGAAATAATATGACTCTGACTTTCCGGGTTGCTCCATTAAATACAAATAATTTTTCAGTAGATAATGGTAGCGCATCAGGTATCTTTACAACTATTCACACATTGACCAATTCGGCTGCAAACTTAGCAGGAAATTATCCAGCTACCAAATCTTTTACAGTCATTGGACGACTTGAGGATAAGTTTACAAATGTTGAATTTTCAGCTACTGTTGCAACTGAAAGCGTGGTAATGAGCTACGACAAATATGGGCGGGTAGGTGTTGGAAAAGTGGCAGAATTGGGGAAACCTGGTTCGTTGGATGTTCTGGGTGACATCTTTGCTAATAATCAGCCTATTCAGCAGCATCAGCTGACACGTAATAACGGAATTTCTATTTTAACGAAAGAAAGTCTTGATAATATCCTTAAAAATGGTATGTATTATAGTCACAGTGCACCTGATAGACCAAGAAATCAGAATGGCTGGTTATTGGTTCAAGTCTATGATGACGCTCAATATGTTGTGCAGACTTATTGGACAGCTGAGAAAGAGACAATGTTAGTAAGATATCGTATAGCTAATAAATGGGGAGAATGGAAAGAAGTTACCACAAGAGATGACATCCAAAAATACACTCAAGGAACACCTTGGCAAAACCTAACTTTACAAAATGGCTGGGTTCATCATCCTGAGTATGAAAAAGTCCAATGCTCAAAAACATTTGACGGAGTGGTTTATATCAGAGGCACTTGTAAAGGTGGAAAGATTACCCGTGAGTCAATTATCTTTACTTTGCCTGAAAATTTCAGACCACCAACAGCACTATTCAAAACAGTTTTAAATAGTAACTACAGCCCTGCAGTTGTCGGGATTTACCCAGGAGGTACTGTAGTAGTCAAAGGGAATGTTGACGCTACTTGGCTCAACTTTGATAACGTATCTTTCAAAATCTAACAAACGTAAAAAATCCCGATAATTTTTTAGATAATTAAATCGAAAGGAGAAAATATGAAACTAGAATACGGAACTAAGTCATTGGAGTATGACAGTAGTGGCACAGCATCGGCAACCAAGGTCACGCTAGTAAATGCAGACGGAGCTATCGTGCCAATTTTCTTACCAGCTGACAAAATCAGCTTGTCCAATACGGAGCTTTTTGAGTTAGCTCTTGAGGCTCTTTATCAGGAAAACTTCCCAAAACGTGCTGAAAATGAGAGGTTCAATAAGGTTGATGAACAGTTGCAAAAAAACAACGAAATGGCAGGTAAAGCAGAACAAGCGGCAACTGAGAACAAGCAATATCTCAATGCCATTTCAGAAATTACTGAAGTTCTAATAGCTCTTGCTATTAGTCAAAATGGGGGTATGGTTACGACCGCTTATAGCAAGGTGGCTACATTTGTTAAGCCACTTGTAAAAGACCATCGATACTCAAATGGAGATATCATCTCAGGTGCTTATCCGCATGACAGCAATCCAAAATGGTCACGAGGGACACAGACCATCTTTAAGTTCCAAATGCAAGCAACAGAGGGTTATACTTACAAAGACCAGTCACTATCTGATATGTTACAGCAAGGTGTGCTGACCGTGGTCATGCCAAGGATTGAGTAAAAGGAGGTGTGTATGCCAGAATACGAGCGTTTAATTGTACAGTTTGTTTTCTCTCTCGTCCCTGTTGTAACTCTGTATTTCTCAATGAAAGACCGCAATACAAAGCAAGAAAATCGTATTACGGCTATGGAAAAAGACATTGAAAATCTGCAAGAATTTAAAGTGTCAGCAAATAAGCGGCTTGATAATCACGACGAGCAAAACAAGGCTATACTTGTTCTAGCTGAGCAAGTTAAGTCACTTGGCGAGGACGTGAGAGAATTAAAAAACCTAATTCAGAACAAACAATAAAAAAGGAGAATAACACATGATCAACTGGAAAGTACGCTTTAACTTGAAAAACAAAACATTTTTATTGCGAGTGGCATTCGCACTAGCTTTGCCGATTCTCGCATATTTCAATCTTAAACTGGAAGATTTGGTTAGCTGGGGAGTTATCTTTGATTTGCTTAGGAAATTCTTTGCGAACCCTTATCTTGTAGGGTTGACGATTGTAAATATCTTAAACATCATTCCAGACCCAACAACTAAAGGGCTAACTGACAGCAAGCAAGCACTTGAGTATGAAAATCCAAAGGAAGATTAAACGATGGTCAAAATCATTAATAATACAATTTTTAATGGTATCGCTGGCTCACGTCCGACTGAGAAGCCAAAATACTACATCATGCACAATGATGCTGGTTCTATGAGTGCCGAAAGCTATGTAAACTGGTTGCAATCTCGATACGATAACGGCCAGTCTGAGCTTGGTTTCGCTCATTACTACATCACTCGTGATGCAATCGCTCGTGTCGAAGATACATATAGTGGCACTTGGTCTGCAGCGAACTATGATGCTAACATGAACTCTCTTAGCTATGAAGTATGCCAGCAGTTGAGCGCATCAGATGCCGAGTTTATCGAAAACGAAAACATGGTATTGCGCCAAATGGCTGAGGACATGACTTATTATGGTGATACTCCGAACTATTCAAATATCAAGTTTCACAATGAATTTTCAAGCACTTCATGTCCTGCCCGTTCCCTCAAACTGCACGGTGGTTATAATGACAGCTTGCGTGACTATGTGATTGCTAAAATCAAGCATTATCAGTCGCTCGGTTCAACTGTTCAAGAAATGCTTGCAAAAGAAGGCAATCAAGAAGGTTGGAAGAAGAATGCGACTGGTTGGTGGTATGTCAACGAAGATGGCTCATATCCAACTGATAAATGGCAGAAGATCAACAATGTTTGGTATTACTTTGACAGCAACGGCTATATGAAAGCTAACGCTTGGCACGAGCACACAGATGGCTACTTTTACTACTTGCTCCCAAGTGGTGCAATGGCCACTGGATGGGCGCTTATTGCAAATAAATGGTACTACTTCAAAGAAACTGGTGCAATGGCCACTGGCTGGGTCAAGTACAAGGAGCATTGGTACTACCTCGATGCCAAGGATGGCGATATGAAATCCAAGCAGTTCATCAAATCAGCAGATGGTACAGGTTGGTACTACCTTAAATCAGACGGAACAATGGCAGATAAGCCAGAGTTTACTGTTGAGCCTAATGGGCTCATTACCACAAAATAAAACGAAAGGAAAACTTTCAAAATAGATTACACTAGACCGCAGGCTGCTTGGCTTGCGGTTTTTTATTCGCTCCAAAACAAAACGTGATATAATATAGGTAGATATTCTTATTATCTATCTACCTACTATTTAAAATGCTAGCCCCCACTAGCGTTTTTTTTGTTTGTAAAAGGGGCAAAAAAGGGGCAAAAATGTCGTAAACCTCTGTAAAACGATGTAAAAACATTTATTTAAAAGCTCAAATTATAGCTATTTCATAAGGGATTGTAAGATATAGTAAAGCAATGTAAAGGTATTTTTAAAAGTAGATGGATTCTAATAGAAAAACG